CGCTGCATCTGGAGAAGGGCTCGGCGCAGATGCGCGACCCATTCCTCCGGCAGTTCGTCGCGGAGCACCAGGGGATCAAGAGCAAGCTCGATGCACCGTGGCGGTGGTGGGCGCAGGAGGTAGAGTACGAGCGGGCCTCGACGGCGGCGTTCCGCGAGGCGGCGCTCGCGGCGGGGCTAGACTTCGCGGGCCACCAGGTGAATGGATCGCTGATCGATGATGGGCCTCTGCCATGTCGGCTTGGATGCCCGCCGGCATGGGTGGATCTCTCGGCGGCATGGGGGAAGGCGATCGCGCGGATGCGCGAGCTTCAACGAGAGCGGGGGACGCCGATCCTCACGAACACGTGGGATCTGTCCGGTTACATCATGGATGGCGTGGAGTGGGCGGACCATCCGTTCAACCGAACGAAGCTCGGGACGCTCATCCCTTACGATCACAATGATCCGAACGACGTGGCGCGGTTCCAAGATCTGCCGGCGGAGTTGTCGGCCAGAGAGCTCGTCAAGCTGCAGAATGCGAGCATCACGGACTGGTCGGATTCGGCATGGTGTGATCGGGCATTATCGCCGATCTGGGACGAAGCGGAGCACTTCCTGGTGGGCACGGAACAGGGTGATCCCTGCATACTCTTCGATGTTGGGCAGCCGCGCGATAGTTGGGCATCATGTCGACATGGACATGGTTGGAACGGTAGGCCCCGCGATGAGGTTCATGGGGCTACCGAGTGGTTCACTGGGAAGGAGGTGTAGCCATGTGGGTCTATCTCGCGAACGGCGGCGGGGGCGGCGGGCGCGCGGGTCGGGTCGGTTCGGCCGGAGCATCCCGAGGCTTCAGCCGGTTCACGGGAGGCTAGTGATCGATGACCAAGACGACGTTCGCGGATAGGCTAGCGGCCGTTGGCTTGGTGGAGTCGGAGGTGCTCGGGGGGATCATTCCCGAGCACCTTCACCCCATCGGCCAGGTCGAGCCGAACGAGTGGAACCCGAAGGAGTGCAATGAGGCGCGGCTGCTGGCACTCGCGGAGTCGCTGAAGCGGCACGGGTGGCTCGCACACGACCTGCCGTTGCTCTGGCAGGATCGGCGCGGGCACTTCACCATCATCAACGGAGAGCATCGCTGGAAGGTGCTCGTTGCCGCCGGATTCGCGCAGTTTCCCGGGATCGTCACGACGGCCGTGAAGTCGCGCGAGGACGGCATGGCGCTGACGATGGCGCTCGAGGAAGCGAAGGCGCGGCGGGATGGAAAGCAGTACCTCGCGAACCTGGTGGAGCTTGCGAAGGCGAAGCGAGACGAGGAGCTTCGGAGCATCTTCCGAGTGGATGCGGAAGCGATTCGCGAACGGGCGCGGCAGAAGGCCGAGGAAGTTCAGATTGCCGCCCGCGAACGGCTTGCGGCGGGGCCGCCGCGGATCATCACGCTGCTGCTGCCAGGGCCGGCATTCGCGCGATTCCAGGAGGCGACCGCGAAGGCGCGGACCGCGTTGCAACGGGCGGGGATCGCGACGAAGGCGGTCGAGGAGTTGTCATCCGGCGAAGTCGCGGATCTGGCGCTGCTGTGGCGGGAGTGGCGGCTGGGCAAAAGGTAGGAGGACAGCATGGGCATCGTGCAGACAGTGCGGGACTGGTTCCGCGGAGGGAGGCAGGGCGGCATGGCAGCGGCGATGATGGGTGGATCGGGAGACGCGGTGCCGTGGCCGCCGATCGCGGACGTGCCGCGACTCAAGCGGTATGCGCGGAACGATCTGCTCTACTTCGGGAAGCACCGGGAGGTGTTCGTCGCCTCGCCGGAGTTCCTGTTCACGTGCGATCCGAGCCGGGAGTATCTCGTCACGAACCTGCTCGGAGCGCTCACGGACCTGCTGGTGAGCCGGCAGTTCGCGGATGGGGTCACGGCCGAGGTGCCCTCCAACCCGGAGGCAGAGTTGTTCCTGCGAGGGGTACTCAACGATGCCTGGCTCAACGAACTCATCGAAGCGGGGCAGTTCTGCAGCGCGCTCGGCGACGTCTGCTGGAAGGCGCGGTACGACGCGGACGAGCAGGCGGTAAAGCTCGATTGCTTTCACCCGAGCCTCTGGTTTCCGGACATGGTGGGGCGCGGGCGAACGCTGCAGAGCGGGGACATTGCGCAGGTCGTGACGTCGGATCGGCGGCAGTACCTCTGGATCGAGCGGCACGAGATGCGAGGAGACGCCGGCTGGATTGTGAATCGACTGCACCCGCTCCGGGGGACGGGGACATACCTCTACCGACCAAACGAGATGGTGCCGCTCAATAGCATCCCGCAGACGGCGGGGCTGCCGGATGAGCAGCCGACGGGCGTGGATGAGTTGCTCGTGGTGCAGGTGCGGAATCGGCGCGGGCCGGTGCATGGATGGGGCTGGTCGGACTATGAATCGCTGCTCTCGATCCAGGGGGAGCTCAACCACCGGCGGACGCAGCGGGGCAAGGTGCTCGATGAATTCGTCGAGCCGTTGCTCACGGTGCCGCAACTGTTCCACGAGTTCGACGAGAACGGGAACCGGCTGCCGGTCTCGGTGGCGGGGATGCGCGTGATGGAGTTGACTGAAGCCGATGCGAAGCCCGAGATCATTACGTGGGATGCGAGCTTGGGCTCGGCGGTTGAGGAGCTCCGCGACCTCACGGAGCAGTTCGCGCATGGGGGCGGAGTGGACCTCGAGGCGCTACTCTCGCAGGTGTCGGGCGCGCCAGCCTCTGGGCGGGCGATCCGCCTCCGGCAGCAGCGGACGCAGACGACGGTGAAGGAACGCTGGATGCGCTGGGAGCCGGGGCTCAAGCGGCTGTTCAGCATCGCGACGAAGCTCGCGGCTTCGGTGGGGCCGAGGGCGCTCGGGGGATCGGGTGCGGCGATCAAGCCCGTCGAGCCGGAGGAGATCAAGCTCTCCTATGGCGATGGATTGCCGAAGGACAACCTCGAGGTGATCGAGGAGCAGGCGACGCTCCTCAACGCCGGCATGCAGAGCAAGAAGCGCGCGATCGAGCAATACTATGGGCTCAGCGAGGAAGAGGCGCAGGCGCTCCTCGAGGAGATCGGCGCGGAGGCGGGGGGAAGCGGGGGCAGCGGGCTGAAGCCCGCTGTCTCTGGAGCGGCGGGGGCGTTCGGATTCGCGCCGCTGGCGACGGCTCCCGCGGTGCCGACGGCGTTGGGTGGGACGGCAGGGCCAGCAGGGCCATAGGGGCGGGCGAGGGGGTCGGAGGGGAGCGGAGGCGAGGTAGATGGCTGCGAGAACGTGGGCAGGCGCGGCGCTCAGAAAGCCTCCGCCGGTCGTGACCATGCGGGCACCGGGGCTCTGGGATGGCGGGCAGCTCCGCGCGATCGCGGGGCAGCTCGAGCAATTCTATCTCGACGGGTTCAGGCGGATCGATGTGACGCTCCGGGCCATGGGAGAGGGGCGGATCCGCGGGACGGCATGGAAGCAGGCGTTCCTCCGGCAGCAGCAGGCGCAGATCGCGGAGGCGCTCCAGCATATCCGGAACGGAAGCACCTACTGGGCCGAGCTGCACCTCCCGACGCTTCATGCACAGGGCTTTGACCTCGTCGATGGTTACATGATGCAATCGGGGTGGGCCGACCGATACCGGGCGTTGCGGGACGTCGGAGCAGGCCACATGCAGGCGGTTCAGCAGGTGCAGGCAGAGAGCGGTGGGGCGGCGCCGGGCGGGTTGTCGAAGTTGGCGCATCCGGGGCAGGTCACGCCGCTCGACGTGCGGCTGGCACAGCTCCATCGGGGTGCGGTGCGAGCGATTGCGGAGAGCATGAGCCAGAGCCTCAACTACCAGATGGGGATGGTCGGGCGAAGCGTCGAGGACCTCTACCGGAAGGCGGCGCTCGCGGCGATCCAGGGCGCCTACGTTGAGGGCGTCGGGACGCGGGAGACGACGGGCCGGATCCTCGGCGAGATCGAGCTGCGTGGAGTCGCGCTGCGCGATCGGGTCGCGGAACTGCGCGCCGGTGGGCTCACGCCGACGCGGGTGCTCGAGTCGCTCACGAAGGACGAGTATGTCTCCGGCCGGATGCTGGACGGTCTGCGCCGGACGGGGCTCGGGAGCCCGATGCAACTGATGCAGTATCTCGAGCGGCGAGCGCCGACTGAGTTCATCGATCGGGCGGGCCGACAATGGGTGCCGGGGGAGTACGCCTCGATGGTGGCGGCGACGACCGCGCGCGAGGCGGCGGACCGCGGGACCTACGAGCGGATGGCGGAATTCGGGGTCGACGTGGTAGAGGTCGTCCCGCATGCGGGAGCCTGTCACATCTGCCAGCCGTGGGAGGGGCAACAGCTCTCCATCTTCGGCGACACTCCAGGGCTGCCGACGCTCGATGAGGCGGAATCCGACGGCTATAAGCATCCGCGGTGCATGCACCGCGAGAGGCCGGTGGTCGACTGGGGCGGGGGCGGATCGGCGGGGGGTGCGGGGGCCGCGGATTGAGGGAAGGAGCGGAGCCCTTACCCGGCCCTTCGGGCCGACCTCTCCCCGAGGTCGGGGCGAGGTGAGAACGGAACGCGGTTGACGGGGATGGGGAGGGATGTGTAGGATTGCGCGGAAGAAGTTCGGCATGATCTGATGCCCATTCGGGCAACGTTGCCCACTCGGGCTCGGTCCGCGGAGACGCGGGTCGGGCCCGTTTCGCGTTTAGGTCCTTCGACACGGCCCTTCGGGCCGGCTCAGGATGAACGGGATAACAGGAGGACGAGATGGCGGACGAAACCACCGGCACCCAGGACGGGCAGAACCCTGGGGGTACTGCACCTGATACCGGGACCCCGCCCGGGGGCGCACCAGCGCCGACCACCGGGACGTTCACGAAGGACGATGTCGATCGCGCCGCGGCTGAGGCTCGGCGTGCGGAGCAGAAGCGGATCAAGGACCTGCAGGCCGAGAACGCTACCGCACAGGCGCGGCTCGCGGAGTTCGAGGCCGCAGACAAGGCGCGCCAGGACGCCGAGCTCACCGAGGTCGAGAAGGCCCGGAAGCTTACCGAAGAGGCGCAGAAGAAGATCGCGGACGCGGAAGCGCGGGCGCATCAGGCGGAGATCGGCGCAATGCGCGCGGGGATGCTCTCGCAAGTTGCGCAGGGTTTGCCGAGCGCGTATCAGCGGCAGGTGACTGGCGAGGAACCGGAAGCCATCAAGGCCAGCATAGCGGAGTGGCAAGAGGCATGGGACAAGACGCGGCAGGGGGTCGCCAAGGAGGTAATCGCCGAGCTCTTGACCGCGACTCCAGATCAGATCGAGAAGACCTATGGGGATGCCGGGAAGGCGCTCGCACAGCTACTCGCCGGGCAACCCCTATCCATTGGCGGCGCGCCGCCGCACGGGGCCAGCGGGGCGAACACCGGCAACGAAGGCCTTCCGGGGCTCGCCGCTGTTGCTCAGCTCCCGCCGGGGCCAGAGAAGCAGCGAGAACTGCTCGGGCTGATGACGGGGAAACCGGGATAGGACGGCGCGGTTCCGGGGCGCAGCAAGCGGCGCCCCTACAAGACATGAAGGGATGGAGACATGGTAATCACTTACGAGCAGGGGGCGACAACGACCCTCGATACGGTGCTCGCGACGCTCGCGAAGGATACGGTGGGGATCTTCCAGGCGGCATTGGAGCTGGGGGTATTCCCGATCCGGGACAGGGCGCTCGCGAACGGACTGCTTAGCTATGAGACCGGGCACAAGGCGATCCAGTGGAATGAGGGCGCCGCGGACGCGACACAGGTGATTCTCACCACGGCAATCGCGTCCAGCGCGACGACGACATTCGAGCTGACGCCGATCGGCGCGGTCAAGCCGAACATGGTAATCCGGCTGAAGGACGAGTGCGTGCTTGTCATCAGCGTGGACGTGGACGGCGGGACATGTGAGGTGACGCGCGGTTTCGTGGGGACGCCGGAGACAGCGATCGCCGACAACTCGGTGGGCGAGGTGCTCAGCGTCACGCCGCTCGAGAACGCGGCGGCGGGCGATGCCTCTCTCGTGTGGGGACAGAGCTACACCAACTACGTGCATGAGTTCGAGGAGGTCGTGCAGGCCACCGACCTGTCGCAGGTGATCGCTTCGAGGACGCCGGAGGCGGACATCGCTTACCGGATTCTCCAGAAGTTCCAGACGCTCGGCGTGCAGGTAGCCCGGGCGCTCTGGCATTCGATGGCGACTGGCGCGTCCGCGACGCGCCGCACGATGAACGGCTTCAAGGCGCAGATCGATGCCTCGATGGTGAGCGCGAGCATCGGGGATCTCACCGGCAGCGACATCGATGACGCAGTGATCGCGGGGATGAACAACGGCACGACGTTCGACACGATCTTCGTGCCGGGCACCCTGAAGAAGGCGCTGGCGGCATGGGACAAGAGCCGGATCAGCTTCGGCACGCAGGCGCCGGGCGTTGCCGGCGGCGAGGTGAGCTACTTCCAGAGCGCCTCGGGTCCACGGCTCCAGGTCGTTACCGACACGTCGCTCCTGAGTAGCCTCTCGGTGGGCGCGGAGGCATTCATCTGCAAGCAGAGTGACCTGCATGCGGGTTGGGTTCCGCTGCTTCCCCAGAACGTGCAGGCATATCCAGGCGCCCCGGGGATGACAGGCATCCGGCTCGAGCGGCTCGCGCGGACGGGGCCGGTCGACAAGGTGCAGATGCTCGGCTACGCGACATGCCAGCTCGCGCGACCGACAGGCGCGGCATTGCTGTCGGGCATCACGGGCGTGGACGCGGACGGGTACTAGGGTGCGGGCCCGGAGGGCGCAGCAAGCAGCGCCCTCTGCAGAATTGGAGGTAGGACATGGCAACGTTCAGGGCGGGCGCGGACATGCGCGTCGCGCTCCAGGATGAGGGCGGAAAGCGGCTCGGGGTGGCGCAGTTCCGGATCGGCCAATGGACAGCGCCATCTGACGCGCAGGCCGAGGCCATGCGGCGGTTGCTGCCGGGACTCGCGCGGTACGGGATCAAGGAGATCGCGGGGCCCGCGGTAGAGACCGGCGGGGCGCAGGAGGGCGTAGCAAGGAACGCTCCTGCCGAACACGAGATCGCCCCCGCTCCCGCCGCCCCCGATGAGACGCCAGATGAGACCCCTGATGTAGAGCCGGCGCCGGCGGTTCACAAGGCGGCACCGGGGCATCATGCCGGGAAGAAGGCGACAGGATGAATAGGATGCGCAAGGTACTCAAGCGGGCACCGGCATGGTGGGTGCTCGCGCTCATAGCAGTCATGCTCGCGGTGGGGACAGCGCTCGCCGCAGAGACGATCAGCAAGATGGACCGGCTGGTGCTCGGGCCTACGGCGTATGCGACGGCGCGGATCAACCTCGCGCCAGCAACGGCGGCTGCGGGCGGGATCAACTTCGGGGTGGATACGAACCTCTACCGGTCGGCGGCGAATACGCTCAAGACCGATGACGCGCTCACGGTGCTTGGGAACGTGGCGTTTGGGAGCGCGAGCACGAACACGGTCACATGCACGAGCCGATTGATCCCGCGGCTCTGCGCGAGCGATCCCGTCGATGCAACGCCCGGAAACCGGCCGGCGGGGACGCTCGGCGAGATCGCGCGGTATGGTAGCTACTTCTACATCTGCACGAATGCGTCTACACCCACGTGGGCGGCGACGGTTGTCACGACGGGCGATCTCTCCTGCACGGGAGCGGCTACATTCGGGGACGCGGCCACCGACCAGACGACGGTGACCGGCGACCTCACTGTGCTCGATGACACGCTACTGACCGACCTGCTAGAGGTTGATGGGAACGTCACACTCGGCAATGCGGTGACGGATACCGTGACGTGCGGGGGCGACGTGACGATGAACCGCGACTGCACGGTGACCCGCGACCTCACGGTCACGCGGAACACTGTGCATACCGGGACGCTGACGGCGAATGGTGCGGTTACACTCGGCGATGCCTCCGGCGACGCGATCACGGTCACTGGCAACACGACGTTTGCGAACACATGTGCGCTGAACGGCGCGACGACGGTCGGCGATGCCTCGACGGACACAATGACGTTCACCGGGCGGATGATCGTGCGGAGCGTCACCGACGCTGGCCCCATGACGGCGACCAATGGCACCGTCGCTGAGATCGTCTACAACACCTCGAACTCGAAGTTCTATGGGTGCACCGTGACAGGCACTCCGGCGACGTGGAGTGCGCTGAACTAGGGCGGGGCTAGGGCGAGGCCCGGGAGGGCGGGGCAAGCCCCGCCTCTACGGGAGGCCTTCACCCCAACCCTCGCGCGCCAGAGTGGACGAGGGCACCGGATCGGACCGGAGGTGCGGGATGGCCGAGAGCCTGATCGTCTGCACGCCGGGCGGGGCCAGCGACAACTGCTACGTGACGACCGACCAGGCCGATGACTACTGGGAGAACATGCTCGATGGCGCGACCTGGGCGGCATGGGCGACGGATGACAAGGAACGCGCGCTGATCCAGGCGACGCGCAAGATCGAGAGCCTCGGAGGACGCCGGGGACCGGTCTCATCGCAACGATGGGCATTCCCCGGCACCCCCGTCTCCATCGGTCAGGCACTTCATTGGCCGGCGGTTGACCCGGCCGTCTATAGCGGGCTGCCCTTCGTGAGTCTTCCGGAGGGAGTGAGCGATCCCACGACGGAGATCCCGCAGGGCGTCCGCGAGGCGGTCTGCGAACAGGCGTTCTGGCTGCTCAGCCGGCGGGACGATCCACCGCTCGTCGACCGGTCGGAGTTGCGAGGGGATGGCGTGCGATCGTTCAGCATCGACGGCCTCTCGGAGCAGCTCAAGGGCGGACCTCCGCCGGGGGTGGCTCCGGAGGCATGGAGCCTGATGAAGCCGTTCGTGCGGACGGCGTCGGGGACGAGGGTGTGAGACTGCGATGGAGCGGACGCTGACATTCGACTTCCGCGGGTGGGAGCGGATCAAGCAGCTCGAGGAGCTGGGATACAAGCTCACGGGCAAGCTCCGCACCGAGCTTCGGCAGCTCATGGGGAAGGCCGGGCTCGAGGTCGGATCGCTAGCGCAGGACATCGCACCGGTGGGGCCGAGCCGAAGCGACCCGGACTATCCGGGACTCAAGCGGCGGAAGAGCCTCCAGGCGCAGCGGAAGTCGATGCGCAAACTCGCGAAGCAGGGGAAGTTCTGGTTCGAGGATGCGGCCGATGTCATCACGGAACAACTTTCTAAGACCGGGTGGTATAGCGCGGGAAGTCTTCGGCGAAGTGAGCAGGTAGATGTGCAGTTCCGGGATCAGGCCGCGGTGGTCGCGATCGTGACCTTCGGCGGGCTCGCGGCACATTATGTCGAGGTCCAGCATGAGAACAAGCGCTTCAAGCATCCGGTACATAGTGCTACTGGGGCGGTGATGCCTAGCCGGGCGCACTTCCTCTATGGCGATGACTCGGCTTGGGAGAAGAAGCGGGTCGAGATCATGGGCCGGATCAACACCGAGACCGAGGAGATCGCGCGGCGAATGGTGCGGGAAGTCGGGAACGCCTGATGGCGAGCTACTCGAATGCGACATGCGAGATCCTCACGCCTCTCGCGACACCCTCGGCAGAGGATCGGCTCCAGCGGGATCGGACGGAACCGATCGCGGCGACGCTGCGATGCAGCGCGCGGAAGCTCGGGAAGCGCGCGGAGGCGACCGTGTTCGGGCTCGCGGCGGTGAACGCGCTCGTGGTGCGGATCCGGACGCGCGCCAGCAACCGACTCTCGATCCTGCCCGGGTACCGGCTGCGGATCCTGATGGATGGCGAGAGCGAGTGGCGCGATTACATCGTGCGGCGGGCGAGCAAGACGATGCACTGGGAACTGTCGGTGGAAGGGATCTAGGCCGCCATGGCGCGGGACGTTGTCCACACCGAAGAAGTAGTCGATGCGGCCCTCGCGGTGCTCCGCGGGGCCGACGGCTATCTCCATACCGGGGGGCTCCCAAAGGCCTGGTTCCGGGACTTCGATGGGGAGGGCGTGGATGACGCCACGTTCGCGCAGACGACCTACCCGGGCGCGGAGTTCACGGTGCAGATCGTCGCCGGCGAGACGATCCATCCGAACACCTTCGAGTGGAAGAAGGCCAGCGGGGCATTCTCGGAGGCTGCCGCGATCGTAGCGGGTGCGACCGTCTCGCTCGGGGGCGAGGCGACGGTGACATTCGGCTCGGCGACGGGGCACAAGGCAGGCGATACCTGGTACTCGCGGACGACAGAAGTGCCGCTGACACTCCTCGATCATGGAGATCTGAGCGACATCCCGGTCGAGGGGATGGAGAGCCTGTGCCCCGGGATCATGGTCCGCGGGCTCGGGCCGCGGAACTCCTCGCCCGGCGGGCAGGGCGGGGTCGAGGATACCGAGGAGATCGTGCGCATGGTTCACCTGAGACGGCGCGATCAGTGCCGGGACGCGAACGGGAACCTCGAGGACAACATGTCGCTGGCGCGCGAGCGGTATGCGAAGGTCATCGGCGCCGCCTTGCTCGGCGACCCATTCGCGCGGCTCGGGGTGGAGGACGTGGAAGGCGCGGTTGCGTTCCCCTCGCTGACCTGTTCGGATGCTGGGGGGGCACAGATCGTCGGCGTCACATGGCAGCGGTGGGATCTCGGGACGGATGGGTCCGGTGCGATCCCCGATGTCCAGTTCTTCAGGCACACGGATTCCGCGATCTGGGCGATCGCCTGCGATCTCGCGGTGCACATACGGATTGGTGGGAGCTGATGAGAGCGGAGAAGAGCAAGGCGGATATGGATAGGAGGGCGAGCCGCGTCTCGCCCCTACAGGATCCTTCCCCGTCAGAGCGGCAGAGGGAAGCGGAGGGAAGGGGCGGGGCATATCGGGGGCGGGCGGACATGCTCAAGGAACAACCGGATCAGAGGGCGGGGGAAGCCCCGCCCCTACAGGACGCTCTCCCCGAGGGAGAGGGAGATGGAGCGGAGGAGGAATAGCTCATGGCACGAGTATTCAACGGGCAGGTGACGAACCTCGGGCTCGGTGGGTCGGGCGGGGTGACAGGCATGTTCCGGACGCTCCTCAGCGGGAGCCTGGATCTCAACACGAATGACATCGAGGAGCAGGGCGCTGGCGGGCAGATTTGGACTGGGAAGGGTATCACCGAGGCGACCCTCAAGTTCTCCTGCATTGGGCCGGATATTACGAACGCGGCGCTATTCTTCCCAACGACGGCGGCGGTGCAGATCGAGAATTTCCCGGGGTTCTATGTGGAAGCGAACGACGGCATCAACTACCTGAACTGGGCGATGACGCTCTGCCAGCCGGCTGCCGCGCAGGTCGCGTCCGCGGGCGGCAAGGGCTCTGCCGTCAAGTGGGAGTTCACTGTGAAGGCGGCGTTGGGCGAGGCGCTTGAGGCGCAGCCGGAGAGTTGCACGTTCGTGAATGAGCTCCTCGGGCACGGGAGCCCGCAGGTTGCCGTGAGTTACGGCAATGCTGCGCTGGGGACGATCGGATGGACGCTCAGCAGCGACCTCGGGACGGACTTCCATAATCCGCAGGATGCGAAGGAAACAGGGGCTCTCACATGGCCCGACGGGTGCGTGCTTGGGAACCGGAAGGAGTCATTCGAGGCTACCGTGTCAGACCCGGCGCGAACTGAGATCGCCTATGTCGGGGTGGATGCATGGCCGATCGAAGACATCACGATCGCGCTCAAGAACGGGACCAGTGGTGAGGACGTCATCATCAGGCTCCTCCAGTGGCAGGCAGGCGGTCCGACCGGTGTGCCATTGGAGAGTGGCGCCGTGCAGGCTTACAAGCTATCGGCGAAGCCAGCGACGGGATTCTTCTATGGGCGGGTGACGTTGGCGGCGACATAGGGGCAGGGAGCCGGAGGGCGGAGCAAGCCGAGGGCGGGGCAAGCCCCGCCCCCACGAACATCGGGAAGGTGCGGGATGGAGATACCGGTACGGATCTGGGTTGAGGTTGAGGGCGGTGCGCGATTCCTCCTCGGCGAGTGCGACAAGGCCATCGTGCGGATGATCGAAGGCGTTATCGCCGACGACGCGGCGCTCCGGATGCTCGCGCTGCAGGAGGAGGGCCGGTCGCAAGAAGAGATCATCGGGGCGCTTGCGGCCGAAGGCTTCGAGAGCATGGATGGAGACCGATTCGGGCTCGACCTCTTCTGCGCCTGGTTCCTCGGCGCGGTGCGCGGCTGGGAGAACGTGACCTGCGAGGGACAGCCCGTGCCGTTCTCGTTGGAGATGGCACGGGACATCCCGACCGAGGTGAAGCTTGAGGTCTGGAAGCTCGCGCAGGAACGGAAGCGCGAGCTCTCGGGAAAAGGGGCGCGGCCCAGCGGGCCGCCTACCAATTCCTCGCCCCCAGCCCCGGCGGAGACGGATGGGTAGAGGCATTCGATCACGCGGTCGGCCGGTGTCTGGGCGAACGGGACGCGGATGTGCGGGAAGTGCCGGAGTTCATCTCGGAGCCGCACCTGTGCGATGCACTCGAGCTGCCGGTTCACGTTGTGCGGATGCTCAGTGAGGACGAGGTGATGGTTCACCTCGGGTACCGCGAGGGCAAGCGGCTCGCGGAATGGGTGGGAGCGAATCCGGCGGGGTAACCACCGGAGGGCGGGGCAAGCCCCGCCCTACAGGAGCGGGGAACATGGCTGACGGCAAGGTCAGTCTGGAGATCGGCGTAACCGCGGTGGATCGGGCGAGTGGAGTGTTCCACAAGCTCGGGCTCAGCGCGGACAACGTTCGTGACTCCTACCAGAAGCTCGGGATCGGGATGGCGGCGATTGGGGGCGCCGGCGTCGGGTTGGCTGGGTTTGCCGTGTCGGCCTCGATGCAGATGGAGAGCTACCGCGCCCGTTTGCAGACGGCCATGCACGATACCCAGAAGGCCGCCGAGATGTTCGAGTGGGCCAAGAAGAGTGCCGCGAAGATGCCATTCGAGATGGGCAACATCATCGACGCGACGACCAAGCTGCAGCTCTACGGTCTCAGCGCGAAAGAGTGGCTCCCGCGCGTCGGCGATATGGCGGGCGCGATGGGGCGGGACGTAACCGAAGCGGTCGACGCCGTGAACATGGGACTGATGGGCTCGGTGCGGAGCCTGCGGTCGTTCGGGATCAGCCGCAATGCACTACTCAAAGCCGGCGCGCACGAAGGCAAGATGCCAGGGACGATCGCGGTTGCGGCGCCCGAGGATCTGGAAGCGATGCGAACCGCGCTCATCAAGGTGATGGAAACGAAGTTTAGCGGCGGGATGGAACGCCAGATGGCGACCACCGCCGGGCAGATAACCAACCTCAAGGACGCGATCTTCCAGATGCGGGCGGCGATCGGCGACATCCTGCTCCCGACGGTGAAGGCGGTCATCACGCCTCTAAGGGACTTCGCAGACTGGATCAAGGAGATCTCCAGCTCGCCACTAGGGGCATGGGCCGTGAAGGTTGGCACGGCGCTAGCGGGGATCGCGGCAGGCGCGGGCGCGAGCATCCTACTCCTCATCAAGCTGCGGGAAGGCCTCATTGCTACGCAGACAGTGATGGCATGGCTTCGGGGAGACAGGGCGCTCGACACTGGGGCCGAGACGACAAACACGGCGGCCAAGGATGCGAACGCGGTGGCGACGGAGGCGCAGGTCGCGGCACAGACGGAACTCGCGACCGCGACGGCGCGCGTCACCGCAGCGCAGCTAGAACTCGCCCTCCAACAGCAGAGAACAGGCGGGATCGCGCTCGATACGGATGCGGCGCAGATCAACGCTGAACGGGAACTGGCGGCAGCGACAGACCTCGCGACGGCTGCCCAGGAGCGGCTTGCCGCGGCCTATGTAGCAACCGGCGGGGTGGCTGCCAGAGCGGCCGGGGCTGGTGCCGGCAGAGGTGCCGCTAGCACATGGATGGGCCCGGGCACTGCGGGGGCGGCTGCCGCTCGCGGTTTCACGCTCCGTGGGTTGCTGAGTACGCTCGGCGGACCGGCAATCGCGGTCGGGGCTGGCATGTGGGCCGGCAACAAAGTGGGCGGCGCGATCGGTCAGGGCGCCGTGCAGAGGAAGACGCTCAAGGACCTCGAGGGCCTCGGCTTCAACGAGGAAGACGCCAAGAAGATGTGGGAGCAGGCCTGGAAGGCAGCGGGCCCGGAGCCCGGGATGTGGCAGGTCTTCACTCGGGACCGTAGTTTCCGGGATCGGTTTAAGAAGGCTCTGCAGGATCTGGTGAAGGCGGGAGGGCCAGCGAAGAACGCGGCGGAGAAAGAGGCGGAGCAGGCCACGAAGGCCAGCAGTGAAGAGGAGACGACTGCGGCTGCGGCGACCGCGGGGGGCGGGATGTCCGAGGCCCAGAAGAAAGCGCAGGAAAAGGCCCACAAGAAGAGCGTGAAAGATGAGAAGGATGCGCTGACCCAGCTAATCGAGAAGAAGGGCATCACCCCCGCCGAGGCTGCGGCGACGTTGGGCATTGCAGGCGCTTCCGGGGCGGCGCGGACCAGCGCGGAGAAGAAGGGCGTCACGGCAGTTGAGGCAGCGGCGGCGCTAGGAATGACCGGATCTGCTGCCATGGGCGCGAGCCGGATCGATGCCTACATCCACCTCGACCCCCAGATAGCGCAGAACGAGTACGTGATGGGCGCGCTCGCGGCGACGCAGAGCTTTGCGGACAACGTCGTAATCGTGGTCGACGCGGCGTTCGAGCGCGCCGCCGCGCAGAGGCGATGGTGACGGGAGATGGCGAGGCATCATAGCGCCGTCTACCCGGAGGACACCGCGAGCGGGCTGCTCACGCTTCCCTATGCGGGGAGCCTGTCACGCGTCGACTGGCTCGGCGTGGAGGATCGCCGGTTCCGGTTCCCCTACCTCGGGGCGAACGTCGCGATCGACGGGGGATTCTCCGTCCAGCTCGCGACGATCGACTATGCGCTCTTCTACTGGGACCACGGACCTCACACGGGCTGCTGGAACATCGCCGGAATCTACAACCAGGCGACAGGCTATGAGAACAACCCGGGCTACGAGACATGGCCGCCGCCACTCCCCGCGACCGCGCCGACATTCCAGGGCGGCGACCCTATGGAGCCGTGCTGGGTCGGCTACGGACGTTGGCTGATCGCGATCGTTGCGGCGGGCGGGCACTCAAAGATGGACCTGATCGACTTCGTCGGCGCTCACATGGTGGCCCAGGGGTACCCGTTCGAGCCCTCCTATGCCTGGTGGACGGAGGAGGTCAGTTCCGCGCAGTTCGCCTGGTCGATCTACCGGCGGAGCATCCCGTGGTATGCAGTGATCGAGGAGGCCGATCTCGGGAACGCGATGCAGCACGCGGTCCACCCCGAACAACTCCATGACAAGGGCTGGTGGAAGAGGATCGGCGACTGGGGCGGGATGAGCACGGTCGCGGGGCTCAGCGTGAGCGAGACGGATGCGAGC